AGTTTATGACTAGTACGTCAGAAATATCAGAAGGGAATGAGAACTTCGGAAGAGCCTATATTTTCATAGGCTCTTCTTTCTGAAAAAGTGCCGAAATTTTATGAGGTGCCGTTTTTCGTGTTTTTTGTGTCCCTTCGATAAGCGATCTACCTGCAGTTTTACGTCCCTTAAAAGAGTCGCGAAAAAATCATGGTCTTTTATGAAGAGAAGGAGAAATTCGTCTATTTTCATAGACTTCATTCTCTTTTCTTTTCGTCGCGAATCAGTTATGCCGTGAGAAACATGATTGATATTTTCGAGAGAAAGCAGAGAGATGGAAGGACGAACCGCAAAGCTGGAAAGGGATTTCCAAGCGAACCTTGTAAAGGAGTTGAAAGATCGATTCGACGGATGCATCGTCATGAAGACCGACGCGAATTATATTCAGGGGCTTCCCGACCTTCTCGTGCTCTACGATGGAAAATGGGCCGCTCTCGAATGCAAGAAGTCGCGTACGGCGAAGCATCGCCCGAATCAGGACTATTACGTAGGAAAGATGGATGAAATGTCTTTTTCGAGGTTCATCTATCCAGAAAACAAGGAAGAGGTACTGGATGAACTTCAACAAGCATTCGAATCTTAACGGAAAGCATGCGTTCCTAGGAGCCAGCAAGTATCATTGGATCAATTACGACGAAGAGAAGCTCGCAGAATCATATTTTCGGTTTCAGGCCGTTCAGCGAGGAACCGTTCTGCACAACTTCGCCGCGCAGGCGATAGAACTAGGCCAAAAGCTTCCAAAGTCAAAGAAGACGTTGAACATGTATGTCAACGATGCAATTGGATACAAGATGACTCCTGAGCAGATTCTATATTACTCCGACAACTGCTTCGGCACGGCGGATTCCATATCTTTCAGGAACGGTCTTCTCCGAATCCACGATCTCAAGACCGGAGTCACTCCGGCACATATCGAGCAGTTGATGATCTACGCGTCTCTTTTCTGCCTAGAATATCGAATGCGTCCTGGAGACATCGATATCGAACTTCGAATCTACCAGTCGGATGAAATCCTTTACCACAATCCTTCAGCCGACGAGATCGGCCCAATCATTGACAAGATCGTGAGCTTCGACAAGCTTCTCAACAAGATCAAGGAAGAGGAAGGCTGATCTCCATGAATTACGTTGAAGATGATATTTTGATGCATTACGGCATCAAACGACGTTCGGGTCGATATCCTTGGGGATCTGGGGAGAATCCGTATCAGCATTCCGGAAATTTCGTGTCCAGGGCTCGTGAACTTTCGAAATCCGGAATGACCGAAAAAGAGATCGCTTCCGCCATGGGGTTCGAATCAACGACCGATTATCGAGTTGCATATCGTATCGCCAAGAACGAAGAGCGTCGCTTGAACGTCGAAAAGGCCAAGTCCCTTGCTTCGGACGGCAAAGGAGCCAGCGAAATCGGTCAGATCATGGGCGTCAATGAATCCACCGTCCGTTCTTGGTTGAATCCGAAATCCGAAAGCAACATGAACGCCGCCGAAAAGACGGCCGAAAAGCTTAAGGAAGAACTTAAGACCAAGAAGATGCTTGATGTCGGCGTCGGAGTAGAGCGAGAGCTCGGCGTTTCAAGGACGAAACTCGATGAAGCGCTGACCATGCTCGAGTACGAGGGATATTCTATCGGAGGTGTCGGTGTTCCGAACCTTACCAATCCGGGAAAGCAGACAAACACGATGGTTCTGTTCGCTCCCGGTGTTGAATACAAGGAAGCCTATGCCAACATGGGCGATATTCAGAGTGTCGGCGAGTATCATTCCGATGACGGAGGATTGAGCTGGTCCAAACGAGAGTATCCGACGAGCATCAACTCCGATCGAGTAAAGATTCGTTACGGAGACGAAGGCGGAATCGAGAAGGACGGTGTCATTGAGATCCGTCCAGGTGTCGCCGATCTCGATCTTGGAAAGTCTCACTACGCTCAGGTTCGAATCCTTGTCGACGACGGGTATTATTTGAAGGGAATGGCCATGTATTCGGATGATATTCCGAAGGGCGTGGACATCGTATTCAATACCAATAAGAAATCCGGAACTCCGAAGACTGGAAAGGACGGAGTACTCAAGGAGATCAAGGACGATCCCGATAATCCTTTCGGAGCGTACATCAAGGCCGATGGCCAGAGCTGGTATGTCGATTCCAAAACGGGAGAAAAGAAGCTTTCGGCGATCAACAAGCTGAAAGAAGAAGGCGATTGGGATACCATGAGCCGAAACCTTTCGTCCCAATTCCTTTCCAAGCAGCCGATGGAGTTGATCAACAAGCAATTGAAGATCACTTACGCGGACAAGGAAGCGGAGTTCGATGAGATAAAGTCCTATACCAACTCTGCCGTCAAGAAGAAGATGCTTCTCGACTTCGCCGAATCATGCGACGCCGCCGTCACTACTCTGAAAGCGGCTGCGCTTCCCCGTCAAGAGACCCGAGTAATCCTTCCTCTTACCGCAATGAGCGAGAAAGAAGTATACGCTCCTTATCTCAAAGACGGAGAGAAGGTCGCACTCGTTCGATATCCGCATGCTGGTACTTTCGAGATTCCTATTCTCACGGTCAACAACAAGAACGAATCGGCCAAGAAGATCCTTGGCAATGCCACGGACGCTATCGGAATTAATGCCAAGGTTGCTGAACGACTGTCTGGAGCCGACTTCGATGGCGACACTGTAGTAGTGATCCCTACTAACAGTCGCGTCAAGATAACTTCCCGGCCTGCTCTCGAGGGGCTTAAGGACTTCGAGCCAAAGCTTACCTACGCCACCACTGAGAAGGATGGAAAACATTACAACTCAGCAGGCGTCGAAGTAAAGCTGATGGATAAAAAGTACACCCAGAAGCAGATGGGCATGGTCTCTAACCTTATCACAGACATGACTCTTCGAGGGGCTCCGGACGAGGACATTGTCAAAGCTGTAAAGCATAGCATGGTGGTCATCGACGCCGCCAAGCACAAGCTCGACTACAAGCAGTCCGAGATCGACAATGATATCCCGGCCCTCAAGAAGAAGTGGCAGCCCAAGTACGACGAAGAGGGTAACGTTGTAGGTGGTGGCGGTGCCTCCACCCTCCTATCCAAGCGTAAGCAGACCGTAGACGTCCCTGAGACAAAAGGGGCTATGCAGATCGACAAGGAGACAGGAGCCGCCAGCTATAAGCTATCAGGTCGTACCTATGTCGATCCGAAGACCGGAGAGACTAAGCTCGCTACCAAAAAGGTCAACAAGCTTCTCAACACCGACGATGTCCGTACCCTTTCCTCTGGTACCATGCAGGAGGAAGCCTATGCTGACTATGCCAATAAGATGAAGGCCCTGGCCAATGCCGCCCGTAAGGAGTATGTCTCCACTTCGCTACCCACCAAGAACTCTTCAGCGGCAAAGACCTATGCCGAAGAAGTCAAGTCCCTTGATGCGAAGATAGATGCGGCCGCCCGCAATGCTCCAAAAGAAAGACGGGCTCAGGCGCTGGCCAACTCTGTCGTAAAGGCTAAGATTCAAGAGAATCCCGAGCTTGCAGACAAAGCGAACAAGAAAGACTTGAACAAGGTCAAGCGTCTTGCTCTTGATGATGCTCGCCAATCAGTAGGCGCAAGCGGAAAGAATTCAAGGATCGAGATCACAAGCAAAGAATGGGAAGCCATTCAAGCAGGTGCTGTTAGCGGATCCAAACTTTACAACAGCATTCTTCGTTACGCTGACAGTGACAAGATCAAGAAGATGGCGTTGCCTAAGACCACAACTCAACTGTCGCAAGCAAAGATCAATAAGATCAATGCGATGAAAGGAACGTATACAATTGCTCAGATTGCTGAAGCTTTAGGTGTTTCTACTTCTACGGTTTCCAAGTACATCAATCAATAGAAAGAAGGTGAGCTTCATGTCTGCATACATGTTGACAACAGTCGACAATCCTTTTGATCCTTACGAAAACTTTGATTCATGGTTCTTGTATGATTCTCAAAAAGGTTACAATTCGTGTGCTTACTTAAGTCGAGTCGCTCACACTTCTGATCAGCTCTCTGATTACGAAAACGATCGAGAAATCGAGCGAGCAATTGACGAAATCGTCAAATACGACTTTATGAACCTATATCGCAAGGTCGAGATACCGGCTTAGAATATAATATAACATAGGGAGGGGGTCCGAAAATATCACCCCCTCCCTGCAT